TTAAAGTAGTGAGACGTCCATCTTACGGTCCATCTCGGTTTGACCGATGGAATCCCAGACCTCTTTGAATTCTTTCTTGGCTGACTTAAGTGCAGTATGCACCAGTTCGTCCAGCTCCTCGTGCGTTACAACAATACCGTAACGTTGGAACTTCCCCGCCAGGACTTCCATCGCTGCTTGGTATTTCCTCTCCCCCTCACAGTGTCTGAAAACCTGCTGGGTAAAGAGTACCGCCTCTTGAGCTATAAGCTGTTTCGTCTCAATGGTTTGTTTCATCTTGATGAGCTTCTGGTTGTTGGCATAATTTTTCAGACAGTTTGCTGCCAAAGCTACCAAGATAGGAATAAACACCGCCAGGGCATCCAGCCCCAACCTTACAATCTGCTGGCTAAGTGCTTGATCCATAATATTTTCACCGCCTTACTTTGCTTAAACGTTATTCACTTAACTGGCTATATTCTGGATATACCAAATAAAAAAACCTGCAAGCAGTAGAAATACTGTTGAGGCTGTCCATTTAATGATTGCCAGGATTCCTTTAGTCGAGTTTGCCAGGCCTTCTATATCCTTTACCTTTTTGACGCTATCAAGTTCGTGTTCTATAATCCTTTCCTCATGACTTTTCAGCATTTCCTTTGTATCATGGCTGAACTCGATTAGCTGCCGGCATAAACTGTCCAGACGTTTGGATTGTTCTTCCAATTTCTGTTCAATCCCGTTCAAAACCATGACTCCTCCCCCCTTTCTCCTCATCCTTGCATCCTGAAAAACTTTGTCACTGCAGTACCTCACTGATCAGGTCATTATCCTGGTCATAGCTTAGAGCATAGGTCCTGGCCGCCTTGACGGTTATTCCATCGCTTTCATAATAGGTTACGGTCTTGGCAGTATAATTTGGAGCGGTCCCGCCGCTTAAGAGCGACTTCCTGGCGAGGGTACCATCTTCTCTTTTCCACTGGAGTTCGGTGAAAACCCTCGAATCATCTTTGTTAAGTTTGTAGAGACTCATTACCTCAGCGTAAACCATACTATCTTCAAGATGCTCAAATGCTTCATCAATCGTATCCATGTTGTTATTATAGCTGTCTTGATCTAATTGCTCGGTTTCAGTGGGTTTTTTTAAGAATAACCTTGGAGTAAAGAATGGCATTGTTAAAATCCCCCCTTTATAAAACGATTAGAATGGGAGCTAGGCAGAGACGGCTTGGACCGGATCGTCATATAATAGTCCTACGGGTTCCGGCCATGTACTATCCCCTCTCATGCAAACGGAAGGCCAGGTTAAGGCCCTCCGTATTTTAGTTTCCTTTTAGAGATGCACATTCTGAATCTAATGCGTCATAACTACATTTTTTCGTATACTCCATTCACTTTTCTATATGCCTTTGCTTCTACATAAACCCCACTACCCTTCACGAATATTTTGACTTTTACATACTCCCCATTCACTTTTACATACCCTTTGCCATGACTTATTTCAAAGGTATCTGAATAACCATAACCACCAAAGGACGCTCCATCAAAAGCTCTTAGCCTTATCTTACAAATTGCGCTTTCAGGAATGGCACTAAAGTCATATTCGTAAGATGTCTCTCCTGCGGCTGTTAAAGCTACAATCTCATAAGGATACGTTAAACCATCGTCAATGGATAAATCAGCATTATACTGTAAACTGCCTTGTGCTGTTTCAGCATCGGTAGAAAGATTCCATGTAATCGTATGGGTGGAATCTATTGAAACTCCACTTATTGGACTTGTTATCACTGGTGCAGACGGTGGTACATTATATTCTACAGTAAGTGTTGGTCTACTTCCGCTACTTGTGTGTTCTGAACTATAGAATGCTTTATGGGTACTAGCTGTTACTGTGATAGACATTAGATAAAATCCATAGTTGGGTAATTCACCACTAATTATTTTTTGAAAATCATCAGAATAAGTAGTTAATGGAAAATCATAATAACCGCCAGAATTAACGTTAGATAAAGAACCTAAATAGCTTCTCACAGACGGCATGGTATTCCAAGATGTGACTCCGAAATTATCACTCCAAGGCTCTTCTATACTATAAGTTCTGACAGTAATACTTCCTCCATTATCTATAGTTAAATAATGAGAAGCGACTGCTGAGATTATTTTTGCATTACTAGGAATAGAACTTAAATCAGGTTGAAATAAAATTCTGCTTTCTGCAAGCGTCGAGTTAAAACCTAAATATAGTATATTATCATCACCAGAGCCTGTATAATCAGGGTCACCGCTAAACACCCTAGTATCCATCCAGTTTGACGTGTTAGATATTATTGTCACAGTCGGGTCAATTACTATAGGAAAAGTAAGCTTAGAAATATCCTCTAATAAATCTACCGTGATAGAATCATACTCAATCCCTTCATAGATTTGCTTTCCTAGAGTATAGGCTACCGCTTCTGTCCTGATAACTTCTGGAGAACTATCTTCTGCATAAGGTCTAGATATTTCCCACAGTTCTTCTCCTGTATCTGTGTCTATAAAGAATATACTACCATCAGGCTGTTGTTCTAGTTTTAACCCTTCACTCATTTTGAGAGTAAACGTATAGCTAAAATTTGCGGTAGATTCTTTGACAATAATATTTTCTTTAAGTCTTTCAGAGCTAACGATGTATTCTAGGTCAACATTCGGAAATACATTATAGTATTTAAACCGATTTTCTTTGTATAAATGCCCAGTTGGGTCTGCCCCAAATAACTTATAATTTATCCACCTGACTACTCCCTGACTATTCAGAATCTCAAAACTTGCAAGTGTAGCGTTCTTAATATCAGTAGAATCATTGAAATATGCTCTAAAATTATTTTTTTTTACGGCATATTCAAACTCCCAATTTATTTCAGGGACAATAGTATAGTCATTATCTAATAATTCTCCTGTAGTCCAATCAATGTGATGGATTGGCGTAGCATGTATCTGTGCAGTAAAACTACCATTCTCATTTAAGAAATGCTTAGAATTTAAACTTCGTTTTTCTATTGCTTCACTCATCGAATCACGCTCCTATATAAAATAGGATTGTTCCGTCAGGTCTACCGTCATTATTGTCAAGGGTATCTGTCACTAATGGATGTTGCGTATTATCAGCCAAATGTGCACTTAAAGCGTTCCCAACATTGATATCTATAGCCTCAACTAAATCATTATGAGCGGCCCTACTCACGTTTTCATTTGAAAGTGGTCTCGGTAAATTAAAATTGGAAGTGTATTCGGGCATTTAATCTCGCCTCCTTTGTTAATGAAGATTTACTGGACTCCCCTTCATAATAAACGGAAGACTTTTTAATATCTTCCCAAGCAGATTCACTAACAATTACTAAAGAAAAATTCCAGTAAAGTTGCATAGTGAATCTAATGTGACATAACTACTTAGTTTTCTTAGCCTTTAAATCATCTTTAACCTTCTTCTTGTCAATCACCACTGGAAGTTCCAGTTCTGCCATAGCTTCGTCAACGTTTTCCCCTCTTTCTGAAGGTGTTCGTTGGTGCTTTTAAATATTCTTTCTGTCCAAGGTTTCATTAGGTTGTACCTCCTTGTGTAAGTAATTGAGAAATCTGAAGTTCAAGGTCCGCTACACGTTGCTTCAACGTTATAATTTCTTCACTTTCTGGCGGGACATAATTTAGATTATCGTAAAAACCTACATCTGTTTTGTAGCAGGATTTTTGAGGTTTCACCCCTGTCGGTATGTCTGCCACATCATGTAGTTCGATGTAATCTCCAGCATAGATGCAATCACCAACACTAATGCCATTTTCTACAAACTCAGCAACCTCCCTGATGTCTATTACTACATGGGTATACTTATTAACTAAAACTTTCATTTAAGGCATCCTCCTTATAACAATATAACTTCAATAGTCTCACCACCGACCCCCGCTTGGTTAGCGATGGCCTCCGCAGTCCGTTTAGTCAATACCGCATGGTATATCACGAAGGTATCAGTGGTATATTTGTAATTAAATACTGCAATGTATTTTTCCCCTGACTTAATTATGTGTACCCTACCAACCCCATCACTAGCATCATTTTCTAATATATCCGCTTTTGCCAGCGTTCCAAAATTTACTGTTTTTGCTATCTGAAAAGCACTAAAATCATTTATGGTTCGTGTAGTGGAGTATATTATTTCTTCTACGCCAGCGATAAACGGATTCATGCCCGATGTTATACTTCTGGAGGATAACCTGCTTGGAGCAGTACCATCAACTGCAATTTCATAGGCGTACATTTCGCCAGCAACGACGATAGTATCAATATCTACTTTCTTAATATTCCTTGCCTCGGAACGCACTCCCATATCAACTGTAGTTCCTGGTATCAGCGTAGAACCGCTTATGGTAACTACATTTGCTTTGTCTGTCCCTTGATATGGGGATTCAATAACTAATAATGCTCTTGATGAATCTAGTCCCTCTGTTTCGAGATCGTAAGTCCCTTGCGAATATATTACTGTTGTGCTGTCAACAGAAAACGAAAGCGAAGATATAGTGATTAAAGAAGCGTAGCAATAATGACTTTGATTAAAATTCCTAAAGAAAATTATCGCTTTTGTTGCCGATAGAAAAGCTATGCCCATCTCCCATACTTTGACTGATTGAAATACTGTTGCAGTACCTATCGTTATACTCAAGGTCACCTTATTGACATTGAAAACTATTGCACGCCCATAATCATTAGTATCATTATACATATACGCAAAGAGCCCTATATTTTCATCGTACATTTTAAAGTCCATATAAGTAGAATCGACATTGTAAATCTCATTAGAAAGCCCGTAGCTTATTGTCTCATCGGGATTAACTCTAAATATGCACAGGCGTACTTGATTGGATGAATTTCTAACTAACGTCAGGAAATGTGTGTCGTCTATTTGCAATATTTTATCGCAATTTATCGTAGACAGAGCAGCACTCTTTATTCTCGATTCATAAGGAATTACTCTGAAATCATTCTCGTTGATTTTCGCTACCTGCCCATTAACAATTTTGAGCTTATCACCCTTGACTGTGGTTTGACCAGAGGCGATTACAAAGTTCTGTTTGCTGGTGTCGTTAATTTTTAATCCTCCACCTATATTTGTTTTACCGTAAGCCATTAAGCAACACCGCCTATCTCATTAGTAATCCTGACATCGGCAGTTATGTCTACGGATGGCTGTGCGTCTGCATAAAGCCTGTATTTCCCTGCAAAATTTTCTGTGACAGACTTAATATCGCTGGCATTTTCAAGGTTAGAAAGATGGATATTTACGTCAACTACTGAATCTGCGGTAACGTCTGCATGGTTAATTTCGTATATCCAATACCCGCTTGTAGCTGTATCATCAACCCAACTGGCAGACAAAATAGAGACGTTCTTTTCGTGAATTACTTGTGTCGCTTCATCTGCCATATGCTCCCCCAAATCCGCTCTCACCTTAACATCGATCGCCGCCAAACTATACCCGCCAAATAAATTACGCATCGTTCCACACCCCTATGACCTGGATTATAGGCGTTCCCCCGCTGATCAGTTTCACCGTTGTCCCGGTTTTCGGGATCATGTACCCGCCTCCGGGCTTGATCCTGATTGCTTCCGTGTCTGTCTCCGCGCCGGTGCTGTCCGTGAAATCCGTGCCTCCTGCTTTTGCGTATACTTTATCGCTGTCGCTTAAGTTCTGGACATCGAAGTATAAACACGGGGACGAGAAAATTACAGCCTCGTTTGTTTCGGCTGTCAGAGTCACTCTTCTGGCTTCATAATGATCAAAGGCTGTTTCTTGCACCGGTACGATAAAATCGTTCCCACCGGCTTTATTTTTCACCGCACCGGCTTTATTATTGCTGTCTGTCGGAAATGTGTATGGCATTAATATCCCTCCTATTTTTAAGGTTCGCAGAAAGTGCAGCCCAAGCTATACCTGGGGATAGGCTGTTGTTCCGGATTCCAGCTTTCAAACTCTGTCCAGGTCAACTGCGCGTCGTCAAGATCGGCCCAGGTGAGACCGGCTTCATCCAGCTCACTCCAGGTCAGGTAGGTGTAAAGATATTCGATCAGAAGATGGGCAGGGATGATCCCGTTCATCGCTGTCTGGAGATCCTCAATATTCGGGGGTGTTCCATAGATACTGTTGAACTTGATCTGGATCTTATTCTCCCTGGATACCTCCGTAACATCTACATCGCCGTTCTGATAGCTCCCCGCTATTTCTTCTATCAGGGAAGCTGTTGTAGTCCCAGCTCCCCTGAGTTTGGACTTCACTACGCTTCGCCTGTAGCTCAGCGGCCTGCTCGCATTGACCGCGATCCCCAGGTACTCTTCCCAGTACTTTAAACCCCAGGTAGCGGTATCGGTGAAGCACTGGGAGAGGACATCCCTGACCGAATCCTCCGCCAGTCCCGTATCCTGGCCCAGTCCCGTCAGTACTGACTTGACCGGTTCTTTTTCCGCTATCCAATCCGGTATATAGCCCTTAACTACCGCTGCTCTGTCACTCATTCAAGGTCACCGTCCCTGCGATGGGTACCTGGCAGTTATCGACAGTGTCACCGATGGATACGTTGGACGTTCCGCCGTTTACCGTCAGCTCTGAATGGTCCAGGATTCCCGGGGTCTCCAGCAGGATACTGCCGATCTTGGCATAACTGACATAGTCCTGCCTGAAGACCGTTTCTTTCAGGTGCGCTGTTAATAGCTCCCGGAATGATGCTTCCACTTGCGCAGCTGAATAGCCGTCCATTAGGGTGACCGTCGCTGCTGCGTCGATAGCCACTCCAACCGCCGCTTCCACCGTTACTTCAGCGCCTACCGGTCTGACAGATTCGATATAATCCGCTGTCACAGCAATAGCTTCAGGACCGGCAGGTGCCTTCTCGGAATCCACAATAATAATCTTGACTGTGCCCGGACCATCCCATAGCGGGAATACCCTGGCATCACCTATGCCGGTGACTTCTCTCGCCCATTGCAGGTAATGGGAAACATTGCCGCTGGTCACAGGATAGCGTACCTTGTCCAGCAGTCTTAAGAGCAGGTCTTGATCTGCCTCTTCATCCGTACCCCCGGTGACCGGGCTTTCATTGGCTATCCCTGTCACCCCCTGAAGGGCCACCTGGGCTTTATTGATTGCTCCGACCGGTACGTTGCCGGTAATTCCCGCGTTCCTGGCCTGGATATCGACTTCCACCGTCCCGCCCAACTGAATAACGGAAGGCTCAGCGGACTCAAATTCGATGCCGCCGTCAGTGACAAAAACCTGTCCTTCTTCGATCTCTATCCCCTGACTTCCGGTTATTGTCACCGTTCCGGCTGCCTTTACGGCAGGTTTTCGTTCTATCCCATGCTCGCCCGCCCGGTAATCGAGATATTCCCCGCTGGTGGTCTGAGCGAAAGCCATGGTCAGGACCAGGTCCAGGTTCACATAAAGTTGGGCCAGCTCCAGCGCTGCCGGGGAAAGAACGTCATGAATAAAACTGCCTTCCGAACTGTCTATTCCGGAAGGCGCCTTACTCTTTAACCTCTGCAGTATTTCCTTATACGTTTGTCCCTCAAACACTTATTTCCACCTCCCCATAGGGTGTAATCAGAGCACATTCAACCCGCAGGATAGAATCACTCAAGTCAACATTAAAGTCTTTTACCTCCAGGATATACGAGTTTGACAGCAAAGCTTCCCGCGTATAGCGCATAGCCTCGCTCCAAGCAATCTCTCTGCTCAACCCCTGCCCCGTCAAATTCTCCAGATCGTTCCCATAATTCCAGGAATAAGCCAGATACCTGAACCTTGTTGTCCTTAACGCTTTCATGGCCCAGATCCTGACCGCCTCCAGCTCCGTAACTACCGAGAGTTTGCCGTCAATCATTCTGAAACAGTCGTTGTTAAAGTCCCAGGCGTATTCCCGCGGAACAGACAATTCCTGATTCTGATCAGGATCCGCTGCAGCCGTATCCTGAATGAATGGGAAAATCGACTCAGCCATTAAGACTCACCACCTTGCAAAGTACTATATAGGTCTGTTGCTTTTCCAGCGGCAGCAGCGCCACCAGATCTCCTTGGCGCAAACATTCCCTGAAGTTGATCTCCCCCTCGGCAAAACCGACCTGGGCAATGTTATGTGAATGGACGCCATGCTCCCCTACCTCGGCCGGAGCCGTTTCGCCGCAGCCGGCTGTTGCGGCCATACCGGCCGTACGGGTGTGATCGAGCAGGTGTTCCGACATCAACAGGTTATCCCGGTCAAGCTGCAGCTCATCCACTATGATAAGCAGCTGCGGCAGCGGGTTGGTCACCTTTCCTATTTTAAGATGAGGAGGGTTGTATTTCGTACCCTGGGACTGCATGATCGCAATCAGATCAGAGTATGGGTTTTGAGTATTCATCATAGTCCTCATTCCTCCCCTTCCATGCCGCTAAAATGAAGCCCCAGATCCATGGTATACCGGCCTTCCTGCCAGATATGACAGTCGGTATCTATCTCAAATAATCCGCTCAGACCGGTAAACGGTTCCTGGATCTTTACCGAGGTGCCGGACAGGCATCCGGTGTTGCCCAGAGCAGAAATATTGCCGCTTCTTGCCAGCCCTTTCAGCATATTTTTGGCTGCCGTCTGCCAGTCTTGTCCCGCTTCCTTGTGAAGAACCTCCTGAATCATACCGTAATTCCTGACCCATTCTTCATTCTCGACCTTGCCTGTGCTCTCCCCGCCAGCATCATAGATCTTGACCCGGTTGACCATATTTTCAATGCTTTCCGTATAGCAAGCACTCGTGATATTCAGGTGGGAGCTAAGGAGGAAGTCAGCAGTGACGGCACCTTTTTCCCGGATTACCAATTTGTTATTCTTCATGGTGCACAGATATTTTTTTCCGTTTTGCTGTCCGGCCGCGGCATAGGCCCCGGTGATGATCGCATACGGTGTCTGCGAGCTGACCACAAGATTCTGGATGATGCCTGTTTTTATCAGCTCCATAATCTCAATACCGAAGTCTTTGGCCACCTTGGCTGCGATAGCCTCCGCTGTCGTATTCTTGAAGTTATAGGTCGCTTTGGATTTCAACATGTAAATCAGCCCGTCATACGCCGTGACCCTTACCGTGTTGCTGGCGACGGTACGTTCCTGAGCAAAAATATAGCCCGTGAACAGCTCTGCTCCGTTATCTTCCGCCAGTTTGAGCATGTTGCCCGGGCTAAGATTTACTTTGGGAATATTTATATCTGAAGAGGCTATTACCTCGATTTCCAGTTTTCTGGCCGCCTGTTTAGTGTCCCCGCTCCATACGATTTGGGGGACAAGCCGAGTTATATCACTTTTTCGGGCCGTTTCTATCAGCTGGATTTTCATAGTTTCAATACCTGCCCGGGATAGATCAGATTGGGATTCTTAATACCGTTCCTGGCGGCTAGGGAAGGGTATTTGGATCCGTCACTATAGAACCTTTTGGCGATCGCCCACAGGGTATCCCCTGCTTTTACAGTGTATGTCGGAGGCAATTCTCTTTCATTGGATCTCGAAGTCTGGACTGCGTCTTTGATGCTTGAGATACTGGTCTCGGTATTGATGAGCCTGTACTCTTTCAGGTTAAGGGTAAAATAGACATCCCCGGTTCCTTCTTCTTTTTCTCCATACTCGAAGTTTTCAATGGATACAGGGAGATTAATCTCGGTAGTGGTGATAATCAGCCTGATCGGATTCCCGGACTTCCGCCAGTTTTCAATTCTCCTGACGCAATCATACGGGGAGGGAAAACCGCTGTATTGGCAAAAATAATATTTTTCTTGCGGGAAAAATGAACTCAGACTGACCGCTGCCAGCTTGCCTTTGCCGATGAGGTTGATTTCGCCGGCATCCTGGATGTTGACCGTGGTGTTCAAATTTCCCTGAGTCAGAACAAAAGAAGAAGGCGGGACCGGAAGCTGCAGCTGCTGGGTGTTATTGTAGCTTTTCAGCCAGAATTCCATAATTCTCTCACCTACTCACTTCTAGGCCATATTAATGGCTGTTTGCTTGATCCTGCTTACAAGGGTATTGGCGATCCTGTCGATATCCGCGTCTTCTCTGACGATGATGGTATCGGAGAGTTTGGCGATACTAATGGAAGCCATTCCGTTCCGCAGATTATTGGTTTCCCTTTTGGTTAGGACGGATTCGCCTTCATGGAGAAGAGCGGGGTAGTTGTCGTAGGGGACGCGGGGGATGCCGATGGCATGAGTCAAAAGAGAAGGAAATGGAAAGTTATATAAATTGAGCGGAAAGAGTGGATCTCTCATCGTGCTCATCGTTTGATATAAAGAATTATATTTATCTGCTGCAAATCTTCCGATTCCAGCCTTTGCAGCAGAACCTTTTGAATATAAAAAGTCAGAGGCTTTGTCAATACCTTTAGATATCAGATCTCCTGCCATACCCCCAACTGTACTCAATAACATTCCTCCGATAGGTCCGAACAATGCTGTGCCAACCCCAAATCCAATGAGCCCTCCGATACTGGCACCAGTTGCTTTTTTCAATCTCTTAATAACTTCATCTTTATTAATCGGGTCTCCATTTAATTTTTTATATAATAAATCAAGCCCTAATCCTCCGTATCCACCCACGATTATTCCTAAAGGATTAGACATTCTTCCAAATGCTGATATCTTGGGAATAGTCAACTTAGGCATTTTAAATTTAAAACGTTCTAAGTATTCCATTTTCGGAGCAACGAATTCCAGCAACTGATTAGGTATTAGTTTTGAGACGGGGAGAAGTATTTTTGGAGGAGTAAATTTAAATTTAGGTAGTTTCAATTGTCCTCCTGACACCATTGGGACTGTTTTTATATTGTCCTTGGCAAAATCATAATAAGATTTTACCAGATAATTCTTTTCAATCAATTCCCCCAACTTTCCGCCAAGAATGCCGCTAGTGACCTTATTGAACTGCCCGACAGCAATAGTGGATAGTCTCTCTTTGTCCTGTTCTTTACTGGTCATTTCTCTTCCAATGCCATTCGTTAATGAATCGATTATTGAATATGTCAAGTCAGGATTATTGCCCGAAATTTTCTTGATACTATCTAATATATTCATTTTTTCCTCCTTTCTTTAATCACTCGACTTTCTAATAATATCTGCGATCTCCCTCTCATAAAACGCCCTGACCACCATCCTCTCCCCATACGGCATCGAAGCAAACACGGACGGCCTGATCCCTCGTTTCACCCAGTAGTAATAAAGCATCTCCGCCCAGCCATCCGTGTTTATTCGTTTTTTACTTCTTTAATCACGTCTTCTCCGAAGCCGCTGATTTCAGAAATCACATTAAAGAGGGTCACGATCTCTCCGGGGAGCAGCAGTTTTTTGACCAGTTCTGCCGGAGTGGGAACATTGAAGTGCGTCATGAGTTCCTTATCTTTGAGGTTCGGGTCTGTTACCCCAGCCAGAACGGTAGTCATTTGGACTTGCCCCATGTCGATGCCCTGAATCTGGCCGTTAGTGAAATTCGCTGCCGCTTCCTGAATCTCATTATATTTGACCGGCGACAAAGCCTGGCAGATAAACACCGCCTGGCCGTTAAAGATAGCTGACAGCCTCGGGATCTCCACTTTTTTGGTTGGCAGCTTGAATTGTCCGGTATCTGCTTTCAGCAGCAGTTCCAATGTGTTCATGGTTTATCTTTCCTTTCCTATAGATTCTTGAGACAAGAGAACCGTCCCCCTGTCTGAGACAGGAGAACCGTCCCCTTGTCTGGGGGTTAGCCTTGGATTAGGTTAGGGTCGATTATGTCGAGCAGGTCGAAGTCGCTGAAGGTGAACGGGATGGTTTCTTCGCCGTTTTTACCAGCTTCCCAGTCGGCCAGGGATACTTCGTCGAACATAACGTTTTTGAGGGCCATACGCTCGGAGCCGTAGGCATCCGGATCAGCCAGCTTGGAGACGATGGTGCAGATGGTGCCCCTGCCGTTTTTGATATCCTGGGCGATCTTAGTGACCATCCGGCTGGAGACCTTATGCAGTTTCAGGCTTCCTTTGCCTTCCCAGCCGGTGACTTTATATCCTTTAGCCATGCGGCCGCAGATCTGGACATCCCTTTTGATAAGATTGATTTTGGCTTGAAGGCCGCTGCATTCAGCGACCTTCTCATCATCCAGCCATACATCACCATGCGTACCGTTGATTATTCTTTCTGGACTAAGTGCCATGTTTTGTCTCCTCCTTAAATGGTTACTACCAGTTCAAAGTCTTCAATTGCGTCTACGATCTTAATCGGGCCTGCCAGGAATATCTTATCCCTGGTATTGGCTTCCCGGATCTGCTGATCCGACATTGCACCGGTGTCCACACCGATAGACTGCAGGTACAATTTTTGGGCTTGGATATCGATATCTACGGAGTTCTTTCCCCGATCGAGAAGCTGCTGCTCTTCCAGCGACTCGTAATAAGCTCTGATGGCCATAATCAAGAGGCATTTATTATCATAGGTATTGGGGATTTTGCCGATATAGGTGTCATTGGTTGTCTTCTTAATATCGGAGTAGATCATATCCATGATGTCTACCAGCTTGATCTTCTGGAAGTCGGCTCCTTTGTCAGAGGTAAACGTACTGAGACTGTTTACCGCTCTGGCAATTTTTACTTTTTCCCCGTCGTTCATCAGGATTAGTTTCCCGGCATCGATGGCCGTATCAAACTGGGTGGTTGTGAGATGCGGTACATCATCGACTTCGGGCAGTACCTGGAAAGTGGCACTAATCGAGAGCGGATTTCCTGCCAGGATACCTGCTATTCTCGAACAGTATTGAGCAGCTGTAGAGGTTACTCCCCCAATTACAATGCTGTCAGTCGCAAAGTTGATGACTCCTTCATGATCGGCTTCGGTATTGGGTAAAACCGCTTTAACTTTCAAGTTTTGGTTTTCCCTCAAGCCAATGACCCAGTTAGCCATCACAGTGGCATCAGCGGAGCTAATTCCAGGGATGGCGAGATAGTTCCAGACGGATCCCTCCAGATAGGTTTGAGCTTCACTGTAATTCTCCGCCGTTGTAGGCAGAATATAAACCAGTAGTTTTTGGGGTGGATTTACACCGCCTTTGAAGGCTAACTGGATCTGCTCTAGATTGTCGGAGCTGAGGTCTGCCGGGACATCATCCTGCGTCATATAAATACTTGCACCGTTATGGACACTGTCCTTAAGAATAAGGGCTACTATCCCGCGATCACCCCGCTTGATGGCCGTACTGGCCAACTCTTGAAAAATAATGCTGATTTTTGGCAATGGCATTGTACTTTTTCCTCCTTATTAAATGTTAATTTTGAAATCTAAGCTATCCGCAATTTGACCTTGCTCGGAAATATCCGGTTTGGTCCCGGTGGTATCAAGGTTTAATCCTAAATAGATCTCTTTACCCTTTGGGCCTCCGGTAATTTGCCGGATTTTGATTTTCCTGTCGCCGGTATCAAAATAGCCGCAGCTGAACAGATTCCTGAGGTTTTCGTAAACCTCATACTGGACAATTCTGTCAGGTTTATTATTGGCATTTAACGGTGCGTTGAAGATTACGTATAAGATAATGTTCCTGGCATAGAATTGTTTGTTTCTGTCAGTTTGAGTCTCCTGAATGAAAACTACAGAAAAAGAAGGCCTGTTAAAGCCTTCCTGTATCTCTTCCACATATATTTCATAACCAGGATACTTCGTCAGTATCAGATCACTCACCGCATCAATTATCGCTTGCATTTGCTGACTGCTTACCCCCTTCTCTTAGATTGCTGAAAGAACACTATCTAATCCGTTCAGTAATGTAGGCGACCTGATACTGCGCCTGCTTTTTCTCTTATTATTGATTACTGAAGTTTGTATATATTGCACCCGAAGCCCCTCCCTGCCTCATTATTGGCTGCATTAACCCGCCGTTGCCGGCACACCATATTGAGAATACTTTTATTCAGGCATATTAATTACTGAAACCGCCCTCAATCGGACGGTCCCACTATAGTCATAATAATATATATTCCTGTGTATAATCGGCAAAACATCGGAAAAAACTCGGAAAGATCATTACTCTTAAGTCTATTCCCTTTGACAGATGTCAAGAACTTTCCGACAGGTATCATATCTGTCGGCTCCAACTATATTTACCGTTTTAGCGAATGCTTTTTCACTGCTTCCTATCACATAAACCCGTTCAGCAAGATGGAGTAGTTCCTGGGTGGTATTGGCGAGGTAACAAATAGGCGCTTTAAGACAATCAGCTAGATAACCGGCAGCCCTTTCATCCGGGCCGGGGTGACAAAGAACTATGTTCTTGATCGATGTTGACGATACCTTTTCCACCTGACCTACCCGGTTATATATCCCCAGGAACGACGCTGGATCTATATCGTCCCTGTCGATCCAGGGGGTTTTCCTGACTTCAAAATGCAAGTGTGGCCCTGTGCTATTCCCTGTACTGCCCATCTTGCCGAGAAGAGTTCCTTCATCTACTGTTAAACCTTGGGATACTTGAACGTCAGCCAGATGAGCATTAATAATGTCATACCTGTGATCCAGAGTTCTCAGGATAACATAATTCCCCCAACCAGCAGGGTCTGCTCCATTACCAGGAGCGTACCGGGCTTCTAGGATTGTACCAGATACCGCTGCATATACAGACGTCTCCGCTGAAGCCAAGTCAATACCGGTGTGGTAGACTTTGGCATATCTGCCATTTTTGACGCCATACACATAGGTTACTCTGGCTGATTTTAGAGGGAGCATCATAGTTCACTCCTTTCGATAAAGTTATCCAAACCTGAAATAAGCTAAGCTCCTGGATAACATCTTCTAAAATTCAGATGGGGTTAAAACCCCACCTGAATTAAGAATATTGTTTATATTTACTTTTTCTGATTTCCTTTTTGGCATGTCTGAGAACCCTCTCCAATAATTGTTTATCTGCAAAGACTTCAAGCCCAACTAATATTTCCGCTTCATCTTGATCTTTGGCTATACATAGTTTAGCATGCTTTCCCATACATTCAATTATCCATACTTTCACTTTCAAATGTTTATCCCTCCTCCTATAAAACAAGAGAAGATTAATTTTCAGAAAGTAGTTCCTTATCAAATCCTTCATTAATATATTTTTACAATAATTTCCATAGTGAAATTTATTATACCACTGACTATTTGCTAAAATTGTAGAAATTATGTAGATATACAAGAATGAGTCTTTAGGTATAGGACCTTCGTCCTGGTACGTGAAAACCCCACGAGTAAAGCCCGCCTTTCAGCGGGCCCATGTATCCAACATAATATACTCTAACTCTACCTTCTCACTTTCAAATACTCGCTTAGCTTTTGATTGATTATCTTCTTACGATATCTTATGCTCTTTTCATCCATATTAAGGCTCAGGCCTATCTGCAGGTTACTTTTCCTTTTTACACCGTAATATTGTTCACAAATTGTCCGGTCTAATGGATCGAGCAGGTTTAGAGCAAAACCGATCCCTTCGAGAGATGCTTCCAACTGCATAATCTGCATTTTAAGTTTGATTTTTTTTTGGAGTAAGGTGACCAGTTCCCTCTCAAATTTCTCGACAGACCGAGAGAATTCATTATAGGCTTGGGCGGTAGTATCATATACCCTTCCACTTGATTCGGCCACAATCAGGTTATAATTCGCCACCGTTCCGTTAGATGGAATAAGCTGATTGACATCCAGCAGTATCCGTCTTATATCATCTGCATTTTTCTCTACTGTTTCTAAGGCTTTTCGCTTACTCTGCAACTCTTCAATTTTTCGGTAGTACCTCTGGAGAGTTGATTCCATTTCTTTGATTACAGTGTCATCCAGTACTCTCAT